CTGTATGAGCACGAAATGTCCGACGTCGACCATCGCCGATTGCTGCGAGTGGCGATCGCGCTGCCGTGTATGGTCATGATCTCGGGCTACGAGTCGACCATGTACAAAAAGCTGCTCGCCGGCTGGAATCACATTTGCTACCAGTCGATGACTCGAGGCGGGTATCCCATGACCGAGTGGCTGTGGTTTAACTTTCCGGCGCCCATCGCTCTCCATGACTATCGGTACTTGGGCGAAGGTTTCCGCGAGCGCGAGCGCATCAAGCGCAAAAAGCGCCGTTGGGTCGCCCGCCTCGAGAACATGCCCACACTTGAACGCCAGGCGCTGCTCTCAGCGATCGCCGATAGCGGCATTTCCGGCGAGAAGATCCAGGTTATTGCCCGGAATAGTAATTGAAGTCCCCGCGCCGTGCCCCACCACTGGGATGCATGCCGATGTCGGCGCTGGCAATGCGCGGGCTCGAATTATTGTTCATCCCGAGAATGGCGCGGGCCCGTGCTGCGCGCGCTGGCAGGCCCGGTGGCGGCCGGTACAAGGGATCGGGGCACATATCGGCCAGCACTTCGGCCAGCGTCAGCGCAGCGGCCGCGAGATACGACGGCGGCGCCACAAATGACGTCCCCACCGTGGCAAACTGCAAGAGCTGCTCCCAAGTTTGCAGGCGCATCCCATAGGCAAATGTCGGGACCGGCCACAGCCACAGCGCGCCGGCGGGCGATGCGCCGAGAAAATCCGGCTGGTAGTACACATCGGTCGGGACATTGGTCGCGAGCGCCTTGACGCGCTGGTTGGCCCACCATCCGGCATCCCGGACGTTCAGCGGCACGTCCACGTTCGGCGTCACGTTGTTCAGGATCAGCGCCGCGCTTTCGATCCTCGGCGGCCGCGGCGAGCCCGCCGGCGCCGTCGCGAAATCGGGCGATAACAGTCCAGGGCCGAGCAGATGCGGCTGGTGGTTCGGGGTCAGCGTGTACTCCGTAAAGGGCGTCGCCCAGGCGTAACATTTACGCGCGGCCCATTGGTCGACGATCTGGTTCAGAAACGTCAGCCCGTCCAGGCCTTCGGATGTCGAGACGCCCGCCTGCGGGCGCTTCAGCAGGCGCGCATGGCGGTACGCCTGATAGATGACGTCTCCGGCGAGCGAGGCGATGACGCTCATACGGCCTGTGCCGGCGCCGCGGGCTGCTGCGCGGCCGCCTCTTCAGGCGGGGCGAGCTGGGCTGGCGGCGAGGTGCCCATAACTTCGGCGTACAGCCGCTGGATGGTTTGCTTGGCGTCGGCCGCCATCTTCGGAAGCGCCGGGGGAACCGGCCTGCCAAATGGCACACAGAGATAAAGCGCCAGCAGATTGATCAGCGGCAGTTCGAAGCCAGGCGGGAGCACCACCACGTCGGTCAGATTCACAAAGCCCGGATATTGCTCATAGATTTCGAGCAGCAGGTTGCCCGCACTCGGCTTCGGCGTTACGCTGAGCGCGCCGACCGGGAATACTGCATCCCAGAACAGCGATTCGATGTAGATGCCGGTGCGCGTTTTGTCCGGAATCGCCCGCCACTTCTCGGCCGGCACGACGGCAACCGGTTGGTCGACAGTGTTGGCGGCAGAGACCGAGGCCGCCTTGATCTTCATACAGCGCATCGGGGTCACCAGCGGCGCCCCACCGACTATCGCCGCGAGGCCTGTCGAATTGAGGCCGATCGTGATACTCGTTCCACCAGGGATGGCGGTCACCAAGTAAGATCCGTTCCACCCGGCCTGCGTGATCCCGCTCAGCGCCACCCGCATCCCCACGTAATAGCCCGCGCTCGCCGCCACCGTGAGAACGGCTGCGGCTGCGGCGCTCGCGGCGGTAACCATTTGCGGAAGCGCGCCCAAGGGGTAGCTTGCGGCTGCGCCGGCGAGCGGAATCGTCACCGTGGCGATCCCGAGAATCCCCAGCTTCTCAGCGGAGAGCGAATCGAGCAGGCGATTCGCCCAGCGCAAGGCCAGCTGCGAGTCCTCGGCATCGGGCGTTTGCCCGGTCCCATAGGCGTTGCACGCCTGCATCGCGTCGGTCAGGATGTCGGAAACGAAGGTCACAGTTTATCGCGCCTTGGCGGTCTTTTTCTTCTCTGCGAGCTTCTTATCCAAGGCGGCCACTTCGGCCTGTTCCGCCGGATCGAGCTCGGGTACGGCTGCCTCAGCCGGGAAAGGCTCATTCTGGAAGCCGTCGGCGAGCGCGGCCTTGTGCTCATCTGCTGAATGGACCGGCTTGTGCTTTCGCGCGCCGTGGTGGTAGACCAGGCGCGGGAATTCCTGATAGACGTAGGGCACGCGGGGCGGATTGTTCAGATCGAATGTGTTGTTCGATCCTTTGGACTTGTCGTGCTCAGTCACAAAAAGCCGCATCTTTTCGATTTCGGCATCGGTGAAGGTGGCGGCGTTAACTGGGGGCATTGGATTTCCTCATTCCTCTGACTGCTCGGCGAGCCGCGCGCGCAGTTCATCGATTTCGCGGATGGCTGGCAGGTTTGGTGTTCCGTCCCGCTTGCACGGGACGGGCAATTCGGGCACGCCGAAGATCGCGCGCAGCGCGTCCTTCTGCTGTTTCGGGTTTAGACCGGACGCCGGAGCGCTCGCCTCATTCAAGGGCATGGATTCGTGGGAAAAAGAGGCCGCGGCGGAAATGGAAGGCCGCGGCCATGACGGAGGATACGGTCCGAAGTTTACAACATTTCCACGCGCTAGGTCGTGGAGGCGCTGTAGGGCGTGGTCGGCGTGGTGCCGGCCTGATACTGCACATCGCATGCCCAGGTCCCGGCGGCGATGTCAGTGCAAGTGATCGTGTCGCCGACAAAGCCCCCGCTTGGCTGCGAGCCCGCGTAGGGCATTTGGATCGAATGATAGGTCGAGGCGTTGCCCACGAAAATCTTCGCGGTGCTGCCAGTGAAACCGCTGGCGGTACCAATAATCGCGTCACTGGTGGTAGCGAGCAGGACTTTCTCCCCTCCGCTGCCAGTGATAACGCTAATCCGCATCCGGATGACGTTGCCAGTGCCCGCCGAAGTTGGAATAGTGACGGTTGAGCCGGCTCCCTGATTTAAGAGAACGAGTTGACCCGCTGTCGGCGAGCAGCTTGCGCCGCACGCCACCGGCGCGGGCCCGATGATCACGGGATTGTTCAGGGTCGGAGTCGTGAGCACGTTGCTCACAAGGGTAGCGCCCCCTGTGAGGATGCTGGTCAATGACGCCCGCAGGCTGGTGTTGTTGGCGTTCTGCGCGGAAACCACCGCGTTGAGCGCGTCGACGTGCGCCTGGGTGACTGTGGTCACCGGCGCGGCGAAGGTATTCGAAGGCAGCGGAGCCAGCGTAGTCTCGACGGCGTAGGCGGCCACCACCAGCAAGGAGGCGAGCGCGAAGATTTGGATGAAACGGTTTTTCATTGGATGAAATCCTTTAAGAAGCGGGGCCGGCTTCGTGCCCGGCCCCAATTTGCTCAGTAAACGTACAGATACGGCCCCACCGCCGTGGTGAAGCTCGTCGGCACCGTCAGAGCCGGAACTGTCCCGAACGTCGCGCCCGTCTGGCCAGCGGTCAGGAAGTTGTCGTGCGTGCCGGTGATAGTCATGCGGACGGAGTCTGATCCGACCGAATCCTGGAAGCACCCGAAGTATCTCGCTGGCCCGATCGCGTAGAACGGCGTGGTGAACGCGAAAGCCTGGTAGATCGACGCGGTGGCGGTCACTACGCCCGTAAGCGCGCCGTGAGCCAGCGCGTTTCCCGCGCTGTCGTATAGGATCGAGTACCGATGGTCATTGGTGACGGTGGTCCCACTGAGGAACGCAAGGCCAGTGATCAGTTTGTTGTATGGAAGGTTCACCTCGGTGCAATAGACCGTGGTCGCTCCGACCGTGGTTCCGCTGGTATTGATCGAGGTGTAGGCGACGTCCCCAGGGTCGGGATAGGACAGCCGGTAGCCCGTGAGCGGAGTCCGCACCCCGTTGACCCACTGGCCGCCCAGGCAATCCGAGATGTTACCGGTCGCCGCGTTGAAATACGGCAGGTAGATCTGCGGGTTTACCGATGTGGCGCTCGACGCGCCGCGCGTGCAGGTGCCGGAAGGATCTCCGGCTTCGTTCGGATTCGATCCGAACTGCTGCGGGGGTCCGATGAAGACCTGCGCGCCGGAAAGATGCGCCGCCGAGCGCGTCCCACTCGCCCCCCGGCGCACGGTGATGGTGGTACCGGATACGGCCTCGACCGCCATCAATTCCTTGTCGATCCACAGGTCCGTGGTGGGCTGCTGGTTCGAGGTGGGCGCGGATACGCCGGTCGCGCTCGTGAGCACGATGAGACGCTGGCCGGAGGTGGTGATGGCCGCCGACAGCGTAGTGATGGTCGGAAGCGTTTGGCCGAAAGCGGGAAGGCTGACGGCCAAGGCCGCGCCGATGAGGGTTATTCGTTTGATGAAAGTCATGGTGTTTTTTCCTTGTGCGAGCGGAGTCAGGCCCCCCGAAGGGGACCCGACTCGCACACTTGGTAGTTTAGGCCCCGGCGACGCAGCACGCGCCGTTGTCTTGATACAGGTTGCCGAATCCGCCGAGCGAATCCATGCGGTTGATCTGCATGGAGCGCACGGGATCCCAGGCTTTCACTTTCCGCACGCCGATCTGGGTGCGCGAGTCGAAAGCGAAACCGGACTTTTCGACGGCCTGGGGCACGAACAGCTTCGCGCCGACGAAGGCGAACGCGAATTTCGAGAGTGCCAGGCCCACCGTCCCCACCTTGCCGTTGGGCGAGGTGGTTCCGGGCCACAAGGTCAACCCCGCCGCGTTGAGCGGCAGCGCGTCGACGTTCTGATACTGCGAGCCCGGCCCGTAGATCGCTGGCAGGATGTTGATCGTGTCCGGGCCGGCGGTGAGCGTATAATCCTGCGTCACCGTGAACTGCTGGAGGGTGGCTTTGCCCGCAATGCGGCGCGTCATGGGGTTCACCGCGTTGACGGCCGCAATCGAGAATTTGTCCCCGGCTTTGATCGTGTCGCCGGTCGTGCCGGTGATGTTCAGCGAGCTGCCGCTCTGGTTGGCGCCGGTGACGGTGACCGTGCTGGCCCAGGTTCCGGCGGTCTGCGAGTACAGCGAATTCGACTCGAAGAATTCGAACCCGGCGAGATTGCCGAGGGAGCCCTTCTTGAACATCCGGGTCAGTTCGTCCGACGGGTGGAAGATCGCGGTAATGTTCGAACCGAGCGTCGCCATCATGGACGAGCTGATCAGCATGCAGCGGCCGCCGGGTGGGCATGCCTTTTCCATCAGGCGCTGGCGGGCCTGGTAATAGGTGGCAACTCCGGCCGGGTCGGTCCCGAGCGCGCCCACCACGTTCGATGCGTTCTGGTAGGCGAATTTGGCGCACCGGGAATCCCATTCCTGCGCCATGGCTTCCGCCGCGGGCTGGAAATAGTTCTCGGTCAGTTCAGCCTCCGAGCGTTCCAGGTTCACAGCCGCTTCGTAGTCGTCCCACTCGAACGCGATCTGTAGCCATTGGTCCAAGTTCACGGGAGTCGACAGCCGGTTGATGCCTTGCGGGGCGTAACCCATGCCGTCGGTCACCGTGAAGCGCTGCGGAAACTTCACGCTGATCTGCGAGCCGGGCGCGAACTCTTTGTTGAAGTCGCGCTCCCAGTCGCGGTTGAAGTACTCGGTGACCTCCAGCATGTTGATTAACAGCCGGAGGATTTTCATGGACACCCAGTTGGTGTTCAGGAATTGGTTTGCCATTCAGTTTTTTACGACGCTCCTCTGCGCCGGGATAAATCACGCCGATCCTCTTCGGCTTTGAACGCCGAGAAGTCGTTAGTGCGGACGGCCGCCTCGATCGCGTCCGTGGGCGCCGAGCCGCGTGTGCTCAGCTCCTCGGGCGGCGGCGGCGCCGCGGGTTTCGGTTTAGCAGGAGTTTTCGGAAGGAATTTGCCGTCCTCGCCGCGCTCGGCGGTGGTGGCCACCTCGCCCGGCTCGGCCGCTTTCGCGGGTTTTGCCAGCTCGATTTCGACCTCGCGCTCGATCAGCGCGAGCTTGCGGATCGCCTTGCCGGGATCCGTTTTCGCCAGATTGATGAACGCCTCGAGGTCCTCGGCTTTTGAGCCGAGCACGTACATGACGTCGACCAGGACCGGCGAATCGTTGAGCATCGCCTTGACCACGCCGTTCACTTTGTCGTCGTTCACGAGCTTGCTAGTCGCGGCCTGAATGGTCGCCTCGGTCGTTTCGCCATAGCGGGCCTTGGCTTCCGCCACCTTGGCGGCTAATGCGCGTTCGCTATCGGCCTCCGCCCGTGCCTGGCGGTCTGCCTGCACCGCTTCGGTGGCCCGGAATTTTGTGAGGTCCTCGACCCACTTGTCTTTGGCTTCCTCGTACTTCTCCCAGGTGTCGAAGTCCTTCTGGACTGGCTTTACGGGGGCCGCCCCTTCCTGCGGATTTGCGGTTGTCTCCGGGGGTTTCGCAGGCGCGGTGGCCTCCGCGGCTTTCGCTTCGCGCTTGAACGACTTCAGCTCGGCCGGGGTGAGCCCGGCCGTTTTCAGGTCCGCGAGCAGCTCTTCGAGCCGCCCGGCTGCTTCCGATTTCTTTTCCTGCTTGGGGCCCGTTGCCGAGGCGGGAGAAGGTTCCGTGGTTTTGTCCACGCTGGCTGGTTTGGCGGGTGTCGGGTCCGCTTTCGGCTTGGGGGCCGGGATTTCACCGGTCTTTCTCCATTCCAGGTTGTGGACTGGATCGGAGGGAATTTCGTAACTCTGCGGTGCCGCTGGCGGGGCGGCCGGTGCTGCCGTTTGGATTTCCATGTTTTTGTGTGCGCGCTTTACGCCCGCGCGGGCGAATTATGGAACCAGGGCAGGCTGTGGCTCGGCCTGCTGTTGCTGCTGGGCCGCTGCTGTGGCCTGGTCGCGCTCGTGAGCCTGCTGCTGCGCTTGGAGCGCGGCGTCG